TCACTGATGAAAAGTATCTCGGTCCCGAACCGAGCCTTACTGAGGACTCTACACAGGTGGAGTTATCTAATGCCTACACCTGGTTTAACTACTTCTATTCTTCCGAGGATTCTCTCAAGTTCGCTATCTCCTACCTCAAGTCTATCAAGTATGATAAAGAAATCATTACCAAACTCTCCCGAGTCAAGCCCCATGAGTTCAACAACTGGATCGGATGGAACTGCCGACTCCTTGAAGCAGGGTCCACTCTCCCTGATAATCTCTGGGACACAACGATTGAGCGTATTCGATCCTTCGCATCCTCGGCATCAGGAAGCGATGAAGTGGTTGAAGGAGAGGAAGCGCCCGTCACGAAGGTAATCTCGATCCAAGATCGTATCAATCACAAGGCATCCGATCTTATCGGTGAACTGGAAGAACAACTGGATGTCTTCTTTCAAGAAGGAGTTATTCAGTTTGATGTTAAGAAGTGGACCCTTGAGAAGGGAATTAAACCGCAAATTGCGAAGAGGATTGCAGAACACTTCCGTCCTCAATACGAAGAAATCTGTCAGGCCATCGAAGGCAAAGACAAAGAACTGGCTGACTCGTATAAGCACTGGCGTAAGCCGGTTCTTAAGATCATGGTTCTATTCATAAAGCGTATCATTGATCATATGGTTGAACTGGATTCTGCGGGTCAGGCTGTTCGCAAGCCCCGTAAGAAGAAGGTGAAGCCTGCCCATGTTCTAGTGGCTAAAATGAGTTATTGTGTCGAACACGAGGATTGTCTATATGCTAAGAGTGTCGATCCCAAGACTATTATTGGTGCTGAACAACTTTGGGTGTTCAATGTTAAAACTCGCAATCTATCTGTGTATAATGCCGTGGGTCATTCGGGCCTTAGTGTCCGAGGGACTACCATTACGGGATATGATGAAGCTACTTCTATCACCAAAAAACTTCGTAAACCCGAAGCAGTAATCAAGCCTCTGCTTGAAGGTGGTAAGATTTATCTTCGCAAGGTTATGGACAATATCACAACAAAAGAAGCTAAGGCTAACGGTCGTATCAACATGGATACAATCCTACTGCGGGTGGTGAAATGATCATTGATTGCATCTGGTTTATGATCTATCTTGGTATGGCTACCGGTGTCATCACCGTTGGCCTTATCTTGTATGGTACATACATAGAAATAAGGAATAAAAATGACAGACAAGGTAATAGAATTTCCAAAGAATAAGGTCGTTCGTGAAGTGCCCGAGGAGCATCTAAAGGCTCGGCAGGCGAAGGCAGATCAAAAGCTGGCCGATACAATTGTGGATGAAATTACAGGTCTTATCATTACAGAACTGGATAACTACTATGTCGAGGTACAGGACAAACAGTTTGCTAAAGACTTTATCCTAGTTGTGGATGCACTAAAGGCAGCCGTATATAGACAGTTTGATATCGACCATCACCTGCACGATTTTGTTGATAAGAACATTACCGTAATCGAGGGTGATCTAGAGGATATGTCTAAGGAAGACCTCCGTGAACGGATTGAAACGGTGATAAAAGAACTTTCCGAAGCAAAGGAAAGTCTTGACACCGAAGAGGAAGAGTGATAGAATAAATCTACGCTCAAAAAGGAATATATTATGTCTTACATGTTTGTAGACCTCAATCAGGTTCTAATCTCAAACTTGATGCAGCACCTCAAGTTTGCTACAAAAGAAAACGAAATGAATGAGGCATTGATTCGCCATATGTGCATCAATACCATTCGCTCAAATGTGCGCCAGTTCAAGTCTAAGTATCCTAATGTGGTGCTTTGCTGTGACTCTAAGCATTACTGGCGTCGTGACTATTTTCCCTTCTATAAGTCGCAGCGTAAGGTCGACCGTGAGGCTTCGGGCCTTGATTGGGGTTTGATCTTCGATACTCTCAATCGTATCCGTGACGAACTAAAAGAATATTTCCCCTACAGGGTTATCGATGTTGATGGTGCCGAGGCTGACGATGTGATTGCAGTCCTATCGGCTCGTTATGCAAACCATGATCAGGTCCTCATTCTTTCAAGTGACAAGGACTTCGGTCAGTTGCAGAAGTATCCCAATGTCACCCAGTATTCTCCTATTCTAAAGCGGTTCATCAAGATTGATAATCCCTCCGTGTTTATCAAGGAGCATATCATTAAGGGTGATCGTGGCGATGGCATTCCTAACTTTCTATCTGCTGACAATACATTCGCTGCTGGTGAAAGACAGAAGCCCATAAATAGCAAAAAGCTTAACGAATGGGTGCAGAAGGATGCCACTGAGTTTTGCACTACGGATGATATGCTTCGTGGTTATAAGCGTAATCAGATGTTGGTTGATTTTGACTATATACCTAATGAGATACAGGCGAAGATTGTAGAGGCCTTTGATAACGCTAAGCCTGCGTCAAAAGAGAAGATGCTTAATTACTTTATTGACAAAGGCCTTAAAGTGATGATTGAAAGCATAAACGATTTTTAGAGGAAACAATGGCAATCAAAAATATCTATGAAGTCCTAGATGACTTTCGCAATGTTAAGACAAAGCAGGATAGGATCGATGTTCTCCGTAAGAATGACTCCTATGCACTACGAAATGTATTGCTAGGCACATTCAACCCAGACATTCAATATACTGTGACTGAGATTCCTGCATTCAAGCGTGAACAAATGCCTGCTGGCATGTCTTACGGACATATGACTGAGGCTTTATCACGGGTATATCTTTTCGTTAAGGGTAACCCACGAGTGTCGCCTGACCTAACCGATAAGAGAAAGACTGAAATTCTAATTCAGATTTTGGAGTCTCTTGAGGAAAAGGAAGCCGATGTGTTTGCTGGTATGCTCAAGAAAGATTTAAATGTTCCATATCTAACCCCGTTGTTGGTCAATGAAGCGTTCCCCGGACTACTACCACAATCGTAAACTTCTAAAGGAGTTGGCGTATGACAGTACCAAATACCGCCCAACAATTGGTGACATCAAAGAATGGTTCGTCATACTTAATCAACAAATTTTCGGCAACAAACTATCCGAGTTCGATGAAATACGTATTGGTCGACCGAGGGGGGTCCATGCTCTTTTTCTCTACTGGCCAGGAGATAAAGAAAAAGGATCGATCCTAGTAATGACAAAGGTGTTTAGTAGCAAGAAGGAGTTTGTAGAAATTCTAGCACATGAAATGATACACTTATTCCAACATACATTCAATGAACCACTCGGACATGGTCCGTCATTCCGAGCCTGGAGTGATAACCTTCAACTTAAAGGACTTAAACTTTATAGGGTTGCATGATATGAAAAACAAGTCTCCTAGTTTCAAGCACGATCCTCTATATGCCGAACTATATGAGGAAGATAAGAAGTATGGTGGTAAGCGACTCGAAAGGCCGCAAACCGATGTTAACAAAAAGCGTCCCATCAAGAACCTCAAGAAAGCCTGGATGGAACACACGGATGACTTCGATGAGGTTGATGATTTTTATGAGCATTGATTGACAACAAAAAAGTCCTTGACATTCCTTTTCCTTAGTGTATAATAGAAGTTATAGTCGCTGAGGAAAAGGAATAAGTCATGGCTTATTTACGGAATAACAAGGCTTATCTAAAGTTCTCGCCTGTCCATAAGTTCGATATGGACAAGCTTGAGAAAGTCTTAAACAAATCACACGCCATATTTAAAGATGCCTACAAAAAGCGGCATAAGTATGATCCTGCGAACTATGTTCCGATGAGAAATATCTCGGGCGGGATTGGCGAAGCATTTGCACAAATGTTGGTCGATGAATCGGATGACTTGAAGACGAATCCCCATCCGGATGGCTATCCCGACATTCTTCCCAATACAAAAGAAGCTAAAAAGTGGCTAGAGTCTCCTACATTAGAAGACTTTAAGAAGGGTGGCTTTGATGTTAAATCAAAGTTCATTGCCGAAGATGCTAAGATTGATACGAATGCATCTGCTCACCATGTCTATACGACCTCTGTTTTGAATGTCATATGGATGTGGAAGAATGGTGTGCCGTTCATTGTTGGCATTACATACACTGACAAGCTAACCGAAAACGATTGGCCGAAGCCGTCTGCTGGCAAAGCTGGTTCAAAGACCACACCCTCATGCTCTATCAATAAGACGGGTAAGATCAAGCTGAGAAGCAATTGGCTGTTTCTTGACGAAGAAACTGTTAGAAACAATGGCCTGAACAACCATAAGGATTGGAACATATGAGAAAGAGAGACCGTGCAGACCGTGACTTTTACAGAACACCGGTTGATGCGGTATTACTGGCAAAGGATCTAATGGACCCAAACCTTAGATGGTGGGAGCCATGCGCTGGCGATGGTGCTATTAGCAAAAACTTGTCGGGTGTGTCATATGCATCTGACATTTATCCTATGTGTGATGGTATCGATAAGCTGGATATGCTCACATGCGATAAGCCAGCGAATATCGATGCTGTTGTGACCAACCCTCCTTTCTTTGCCCAATATGAATTGCTGGATCGTTGTCTATATGAATGGAAGATCCCTGCTCTCCTGCTGATTAGAATTGAGCCTTTGTCCACGCAAAAGCGCAATGCATATACCAAACAACTATCCAAACTGCATATCGTTAGCAGCCTGATCAAGTTCGAAACCGAAGACGGTAGAATTGTAAATGGTAACGGCACCGTAAGATGTGGATGGTGCCTCTTTACGCCAGAGAAGGTCGAAACGACCGAAACTCGGTGGGTGACATTTCAGCGGAATAGTCTACCAATTTTGTAGAGATTGACATAGATCAATCCTAAGCAAAATCAAGCACTTACAGAAATCTCTAATAAAATCAAAGACTTAGAGGTGCGACATCTTGTCGCACTTTTTTCGCTTGACTTCCGTTCCGTTTTGTCCTATTATATGAGCATGATCAAGAAACGCAAACGCCGCAGCGACACGAATCACATAATCTATAGCTTGGCTATTGGCAAGCGGGAATATATCGGGGTCACGATTGTTAATGATCGTTCCCCGTCTAAGTCCCTTAAGCGCCGCTGGCAGAAACATGTCCAGCGGGCCATGTCAGAAGATAAAGCGTGGAAATTGTCGCTTGCAATTCGCAAGTATGGCCCTGAGGCATTCACTGTTGAGGTGGTTCAAATCGTTCGTGGCAAATCAAATGCTCATGAAATTGAGCGTGAATTGATCCGCACTCGTAAACCGAAACTTAACACGGATGTTCGATAATGAAACATCGCTTCTATATTCTAATAATCGAAAATGCGGAGTCATTTTCTGACTTCGTAGCATTTCAAGCCGCATTCAAACTGGGAGTTTAAAATGTCTAATCCCATCTTTGTCGATCTTATCAATATGCACGAAATGGACCTTAAGATTGTCCTTAAAGAGGCAATTGAAAGTCTCGAACCCCGCCAGCGTTTTGTCGCTGTTAGGCGCTTCTATCAAAACCAGACTTTGGGCGCTATCGCTGAGGAAATCGGTATATCTGACCATAGGGTATGGCAAATCGAGGCAAAAATCCTCCGCTTGCTTAAGCGGGGCCTTAGCAGTAAGAGACTGTGACAGGGTGCGACAACATGTCGCATAGACAAATCGGTTCCGTTCCTGTATGATATACCCATAATCGAGAAACAAAGGAAAACATCATGTCTAATGCTCGCTTCGTTAACAAGGGTCTCCTCAAGTCCGACCTGGCCACTCTCAATGCTCTCATTAACTATTTTGAAAAGGGTGGCACTATTAAAGTGGCTAAGCCCGCTAAACGCCCCAAGAGCGGCATTACCCGTGGCAAGTCTATCAATGTGAAAGGATAATCTTATGCAAGTTTTCGGATTGTGGTACGCTGTTGATGCTTATGAGGGTTGTGATATCTGCTTAGGCATATATTCCGACTATGCAAAGGCTCGTGAAGCTGAAATCAGCTATTTGTCTGATAACTCGTCCGATGAAGTGTATATCACGAAGATCGGAATCGATGTGAATGAGTTTGATAACTATGGTGATGCAATAGGAGAGGTTGTATAATGACAGACCTTATAATGTTTATAATCCTGTTTGGCGTTCCCAGCATTCTCGCCCTTGTCGCACTCTTGAACATGGAGGACTAATATGATTGATGATTCAAAGTTTGTGCAGATTGTCGCTCTTATGACACTCACGGTCGGTCTTACAATCGGCGTCCTGTTTATCGCTTATCTTGATGGGATGAACTAAATGAAAAATGCTTTACACTTTGTCGGTTTCAAAGATGACCGTTACAATAATGCCGTCAAAGTGTTTGGCAAACCAGACTTTATTCATAGGTTCTGGGACCGTAGGGCACAGCGAGAGATTGCGGAAGGTGATGTGATTGTCTTTGCTAAAGGTGATGAGTCGCAGGCATTCGGTCCTAATGGTAATGATATTAACGAATTTACATACGATGACTCGGCTCACTTCTAAAGGAGATATATAATGGCTAATGTGCAGACTTTCAATCTGACAATCTATATGGGTGCTAATAAGGATATTGTCTTTCGAGGCATTTCCAGAGTAGCTGTTAAACGCTATATAAATTACTACCTTCTTAAGTCTGGTTATAGTGGCAATTGTGTGGAGGTTCGGTAATGAGATATCGTATCTTTCTTTTAGAGTCGGAACGTGGTTGGGGACAAGAGTATTGGACCGAAGAATACAATACTTATGAAGAAGCAAAATCTCGTATTAAGTTTGTAAACGAACAGAATGTTAGCGATACTGCACCTGATTGGTATATGCAGGCAGAAGATAGAGTTGAAGTTATAGAATAAACAAGGAGAAATTAAATGGCATATCAGTATGTGGATGGCGCTCGTGGTGGGCGTTTAAAGATGTGGTGCGAGGGTGTTGAGGTCGAGGCTGATGCTCGTACCCAGTTAGATAACATTGCGTCACTCCCG